CTGTGCTGGCTCAGACAGGCCGAACAATAGCAACTGGAGACAGAATATATCATTCTGTATTTACAAAAGCTGGTGGCGGTATTGATGCGCTATTTTCAATGTCTGCCGACACTGGTATCAGTTGCGACTCTGCCGGTGGAACGTTTACAGCATGGTTGTGGGTGAGCGCTGGAGCTGATGCTGGTAAGATGTATCAATATACGGCTACAATTAGTGCAGGCGGCGAAGTAACCCTATCAACAAACATTCTGAGAGCAAGAGCTATGTCTATCAGTAATCCAATTATTTTTAATTCAACCCCGATTACCGCTACTACAACTATCAAGGTTGGGCAGGATGGCGTTATGCAGGGAATCTTTGTATCTACAGCAACAGCCGCTACGATTACGATTTCTGATGGTAATGGTGTAAGAATGCCGACCACTGTCAGTATCACGAATACGGAGTCTTATATGCTCTATTTTCCGGTTGCGTTCCTGGGCGGCCTAACGATCACAATAACCGGAACGTTCTCCGGCTCTGTGTTGTGGTTGTAAGTCATGGGCGAGATTGCAGAGCAGCTAAAAAACGCGGGGCAGCCAGCCGGTACTGATAAAGACCGCGCCTACTGCCTGACCGAGATCACAACATACGAGCGAGACGCTGAAAAGTGGACGACTCGCTGTAACAAGATTACAGATATTTATCGGGGCAAACGTCGTGATAGCGATACGCTAACGAAGTACAACGCATTCTGGGCGAATGTTAATACCATGCGCCCAAGCCTGTACGCCAAAGACCCTAGCGTTGAGGTAGACCGTAGATTCAAGGATGATGACCCTGTTGGGCGCCAAGCGTCTGAGGTGCTAGAGCGCTGCCTGAATTTTATGGTCTCTACGTCCACGTTTGGCGACACTATGCGCCATGTTGTGCTTGATAGGCTGATTACTGCGCGCGGTACGGCATGGGTGCGTTATTGTCCGGTGTTTGCGGAAAGTGCTGAACCTGAGTACGAGCACACAGAAGCGAGCGAGGCGAACGATCCAGAAGAACAAACCGAAGGCACAGAGCTACAGATCACCGATACCGTTGGTGAGTATGTCGAGTGGGAAGAAGTCGCCTTTGATTATGTGTATTGGGATGATTTTGGTCACTCTAAGGCGCGCACATGGGAAGAGGTCGATGCTGTGTGGCGCAGGGCGTTCATGAGTCGATCGCAATTGATTGAGCGCTTCGGTGATGAGATTGGCGCTACTGTACCGCTTGACCATAAGGTCGAGAAAGGTGATGAGGTTGGCATTAAGGCCACCATCTATGAGTACTGGTGCAAATCCAAGAAAACCGTGTACTGGTTAAGCAAAGAATATCCTACGCTGCTAGACAAGAAAAAAGACCCGCTTGGGTTGATTGATTTTTTCCCGTGCCCTAAGCCATTGTTTGGGACGCTGGCGAATGACTCCCTGATTCCTACCCCTGATTACGTGATGTACCAAGACCAAGCGCAAGAGTTGGACGAATTGACTGCGCGCATTTCTCAGTTGCAGAAATCGTTGAAGGTGGCGGGAGTTTATGATTCTGCGGCTGGTGGCCTCGATCGTCTTCTTGGTGACGGATACGAGAATATCCTGATTCCTGTGGATAACTGGGCAGGATTCGCGGAAAAAGGCGGTATTAAGGGGGCGATTAGCTTTATGCCTCTTGATGAAATCGCAAAAACACTGGTGGCGCTCTACAACTCTCGTGATCGTGTTAAAAACGATATGTACGAAATCAGCGGCATGAGTGACATTATGCGCGGGGCTACTGACCCTAACGAGACGGCTACCGCGCAACAAATCAAGAGCGACTATGCGTCCGTGCGGCTTAAAGAGATGCAGGGCTATGTACAGATATTTGCGAGATCGTTGCTGCGAATTGCTGGTGAATTGATTGGCGAGTTGTTCTCGCAGGAAACTGTGCGTTCCATGTCTGGCGTTAAGATGCTGACAGAGCAAGAGAAGCAGAATATTGGATTGGCGCAGCAAATGGGGCAGCCGGTTCCAGATGAGGCGATGCGATTGATGCAGGAGCCGTCATGGGAAGAGGTCATGGAGTTATTGCAGGACAACAAGAATCGTATGTTCCGTGTTGATATTGAGACGGATTCTACAATCCTGCAGGATGCTAAAAACGAGCGTGATGCGCGTTTAGAGTTTGTTAATACTATGAGTGCCGTTATCCAAGGTGCGGCAACTATTGGGCAGCAAATGCCGTCTATGATTCCGTTGATTGGCGAATCTGTGATGTTCTTGGTGCGCAGCTTCAAGGTTGGGCGCTCTACTGAGAGTTCGTTCCAAAATACGATTGACCAGATCATCGAGCAATCGAAGCAGGCACCAGCGCAGCCAGCAGAAGGTCAAGCACCGCAAGCTGACCCGCAAGCCGAGGCGCAAAAAGAGATTCAGGTCAAGCAAGTCGAGCGTGATTCTGCAATGCAGGAACAGGCCATAAAGCAGCAGGCTGACTTACAAAAGATCGCTATGAAGGCGCAAGCCGACAGCCAGCTAGAGGCGCAACAGCAGGCAGGCCGCGAGAAGATCAAGGCCATGGATATTGTCGCGCAGCAAGAGAAGTCTAGGGAGGATGCCATGCGCACCTTGAGTCATGAGATGCGCGCCAACGAAAGAGCTATTGTGAAGGAGGGTTTCTAGGTGGATATTTTCTGTGCTAAATGTGGGTGCTTTTTTAAGAGGTGGACTCATGGCTATCGTGAATGCTGCGGAATGAAGATGCAGGAATTAAAGCCTGCTAAGTTGGGCGGTGTTGTGGCCAAAAAGGCTACGCACTATATCCAGCCAGATATTCAGCCCTATCAAGCAATGGCGGTAGACAAGGCTACCGGTAAAGCACCAATGATTACTAGCCGAAGGGAGCACAACGAGTTTCTTAAACGTAATGACTTTGTGTGTGTTGGCAATGATGCGCCAACCAAAGCAAAACCAAAGGAGATAAACGTAACTAGCAGGCAAGAGCTAAGCAATGCAATTGATCGTGTAGCTGAGAAGCATGGCATAAGAATACAGGCATAAAAAAAGCCGCACAGGGCGGCTCAAGCAGAGTATCAATCGTTGAAGCCAAAGTATTGCGCCTAACGCGCCTCTTGTCAACTACGGGAACGTAAAATGAATATTGATGAAATCGAGAGTGAAGAAAACTCCACCGATGAAAACGAAGTAAGCCTGCGTGATGCTATCGAGGGCGCGTTTGAGGAGCACGGTGACGAGCCTGTAAACGAAACAAACGAAACGCCAGAAAAAGCTGAGAAGCCTGCGGCAAAAGAAGCCAAAAACGCTAAGGCTGACTACACCGAAAAGACAGAAGAACCGGCTAAGCCGATTAATGCCCCTGCTGCGCTTAAGCCTGAATTTAAGGCGAAGTTTGCTGAGTTGCCTGCGGATTGGCAGCAAGAAATCCAGCGCCGTGAGCAAGAGACGCACAAAGCGCTTACGACCAATGATGAGTTGCGGAATTTTGGCAAGACGCTGCACCGAGAATTGTCGCCCTACGTGGCATCAATACAGGCAGAAGGTGGCGATGTAATACAAGCAGTAAAAAATACCATGCAGACCGCGTATAACTTGCGTTTTTCGCCTCCTGCGCATAAAGTTGAGATGATGGTAGGATTGATGAACCAGTTTGGCATTGACCCTAACCACGTTTTTGATAGGCTGAGTAACGGACAGCAGCGAGTTGACCCCTACACTCAACAGCTAGAGCAAAGACTCCAGCAGATTGAGCAGGCAAGCAACCAGCAGCGATACCAGCACCAGCAACAGCAAGACGCCCAATTACACGGTACAATTGAGAGCTTCAGCTCTAGTGGTAACGCCCCGTTTTTTGATGATGTGCGCCCAGAAATGATAGCGCTATTAGAAAGCGGCAGAGCAGACACCCTAGAAAAAGCCTACGAAATGGCAGTATGGGCAAGACCCGATATTCGACCGCTTATGCTTCAACAACAGGAAAAGCAAAAGCAGGCAGAGTTATCGGCAAAAGCACAGAGATCACGTTCAGCATCCTCTAGCATTACGGGCTCACCTTCTGGTGCATCATTCCGTAATGGCTCTGGCGATTCTTTGCGCGATTCATTGTCTGGCGCATTCGATGATGTTCATTCGAGAATGTAGCCGTAGGTTTTTTAATTAGGAGCTGACAATTATGTCAATGATTAACCCAAGTGTTGTGAACGAAATCGTTACAACAACCTTGCGTAACCGTTCTGGTAAAACAGCGGATAACGTAAGTAAAAACAATGCGCTTCTCTCGCGTTTACGCAAGAAAGGCAAAATGAAGTCTGTAGACGGTGGCCGTACCATCGTGCAAGAGCTTGAATATGCTGAAAACGGCACCTACAAGCGCTACTCAGGTTATGAGCAGCTAAACATTGCCCCAAGCGATGTGTTTACTGGTGCAGAGTACAACTATGCGCAAGCAGCGGTTGCAATCAGCATGAGCGGCTTGGAAATGCTGCAAAACAGTGGCAAGAATGCCATTATCGACTTGTTAGAGGGTCGCATTCAGAATGCCGAGCGCACATTGGTGAACAATATCGCGCTTGATTGTTATTCTGATGGTACCGCTGATGGTGGCCGTCAGATTGGTGGCTTGCAGTTGTTGGTATCAAACAACCCAAACAGCGGCACAGTAGGCGGCATTGATCGTTCTGCGTGGGCTTTCTGGCGCAATAAGAAATTCTCTGGCTTGACCGATGGTGGTGCGGCTGTTTCTTCTGCGAACATTCAGTCGTTTATGAACCGTCTATACCTTCAATTGGTGCGCGGTGCTGATAAGCCTGACTTGATTGTTGCTGATAACAACTTTTATCGCTTCTATCTTGAGTCGCTGCAAGCAATTCAGCGCATTCAATCTACTGACGAGGGCATGGCTGGTTTTGGTGGCTTGAAATATATGCAATCTGATGTTGTGCTCGATGGTGGTTACGGTGGTGGCTCGCCTGTGAACAGCATGTACATGCTGAACACGGATTACATCTACTTCCGTCCGCACAAAGACCGCAATTTTGCACCAATCGGTGATGAGCGCTTAGCCGTTAACCAAGATGCCATGGTAAAACTAGTTGGCTTTGCGGGTAACATGACTCTTTCAAATGCCTTTTTGCAGGGCGTTTTAACCGCTTAAGGAGCGTAAATCATGGCTTTTTTCACTAAAGACCCTTTCTTGGGTACATTAGGTCTAACCGATCCAATCGCGTCACGTGCCGGCCTAAACGCTCCATTCTGCCAAGTTGTTCGCGGTGAAGACCCTGTGCTTGGTGCTGGCGAGTTCGTTTTTGCCCAAGTTACTGGTGCTAACGTTGCAGGTCAGACCATTTCGTCTATTACCACTGTTAACGGTACTGCTACAGTTACCACTGGCTCAGCGCATGGTTTGCAGCCTGGTGCAGTTGTTATTTTGGTTGGCCAAGTTCCTACTGCGTACTCTGGCACCTATACCGTTGTTTCTGTTCCTTCTACAACCACGTTTACCTATGTTCACGGAAACACCACTCTTGGTGCTACCACTACGCAAGGTACGTACACTGTTGGCTTGATTCAACCCGGCCAATTATGTGCGCTAACGTGGACTCTTGTGGGCGGCTCTCCTGTTGCTACCGTGGCTCCTTATGCGGGCACAGCTAACACCGGCATTCCTTTGGGTGTGTCTTTGATCGGCCTGACCGTTGGTCAATTTGGCTGGATTCAGGTTCAAGGTGTTGCTATCGTGCTTACTGCTGGCGCTCCTGCGGCTAACGGTGCGGTGTACACTGGCACATCTGGCGCCATTACACCTACTGCCGCTGCTGGCAAGCAAATCTTAGGTGCAACCTATGCGTCTGCCGTGTCTCAGGTGATTGGTACCGGCACTGCTGCGGTAACGTTAACAAGTACGCAAGCACTTGTTTATTTGAGCCGTCCGTCTGCACAATCGCAAATCACCTAAGTTATGAGGGGGAGCAATCCCCCTTTTTTGTTTAATTATTAAAGGTAAAACCTATGTTAGCCAATGCAACAGTTCAACAAAGCGGCACACAGCTTCATGTTAACCACGGCAATGACTCAAATCTTTTTGTTGAGTTCTTCATGGAAGCCGAGCACCAAGGCCACGAGAGTGAAGTGGCAGGTCATCCGGTTTATAAAGATGTTCCTTACATTAGTATTATTTTTGCTGGTGACTCCACTAAAAAAGTTGTTCGTCCGGTAAAAGTTACTGATGGTGATGGCGCTCCTAGCGATATACAGCGATTTTCTGCCCAATGGGAGAGATTTCAAAAAGGCGAGGATCAGGCGCATGACGGCTGGCGTTTGCGTGAGTGGCCTGCTGTTAGTCGCTCATTGTGCAAAACGCTAGAAGCGATGAATATTTTTACCGTGGAGCAGTTGGCGGGTTTGACCGATACAGGACTTGGGTTTTTGGGTGCGCGTGAATGGCGCGAGAAGGCAAAGGCTGCGTTAGCAGTAGCGGGTAATACTGCTGCTGCAACAAAGTTTGCGACTGAGAATGAACACCTAAAAAACGAGCTTGATTCTTTGCGCTCTACTGTTCAGCAGTTGTCGGATCAATTGCAAAAAAAGCAGCAGGGCAAATAAAACTTCTTTGAGGTGATTTATGCCACAACGTGCTACAAAACTTATGGGTGGCGGGATTCCTGCCATTACGGCTAGTGTTATCTCTGGTGATATTCAAGATAGCGTAACCGCTACCGGCTCCACCCAAGCAACCGCTGCAAATATCTTTGGTGATATTGTTGTAATTACGACTGCTGCGGCTTCTACCGGAGTTATTATTGGTGGCGCGAGCTTCCAAGCTGGTGACGGCTGCATCGTTCATAACCTTGGCGCTAACGCAGTGCTGGTTTATCCTCCTTTGGGCGGGCAAATTAACGCACTGGCGGTAAACGCTGGCTTTTCGGTTGCGGCTGGTAAGCAAGCTTTAATCTGGGCGCGCACCGGCACTACTTTTATCGCTGGCGTTACTGCCTAATTTCAATGGGGGTGCTATAGTACCCCTATTGATTCTTGGAGTAATCCTATGCGCACGCTTCGTGAAATAATCTGGTCAGTATGCGATGAGGTGGGCTTGCCTAGGCCTCCTGCTGTCACGACTTCTTCTGATATTACCGCCCGTCAAATGCTGGCCTTTGCTAACCGTGAGGGCTTCGAGCTATCGCAAAAATCTAGCGGCCTTGGTTCTTGGCAGCAGCTACGCAAAGAAAATATTTTTCAAACCAATAGTACTGGCGTGATACCCAATTGCACCATTACCGAAGGTAGCAATATTGTTACTATTGGCACACCCCCAGATCAAACACCGGTTGCCGGATGGGTTATGTCCGCGTCTGGCGGAAGCAATGCTACCGGATTTCAGTATCCAGCCTACATAGTGAGCGTAGTGGGCAGCACGATTACTATGAGCGCTAACAGCACAATCAGCGCTACCGATACCAGCATAGCGTTTGGGCAAGAGGCGTACCCGCTTCCTGCTGACTACAATTACATGATTAATCAAACTCAGTGGGACAGGGGCTACCGCTGGCAGATTATGGGGCCTCTTAACGCGCAAGAATGGCAAGTCTTAAAATCTGGACTGTCGCCTACTGGCCCACGTCGTCGTTTTAGGATTATGGAAAACAAATTCTATGTTGACCCTATCCCTTTTGATAATAGCACCTTGGTTTTTGAATATTACTCCAATGCGTTTTGCTATAGCTCAGCAGGCATTGCGCAGACTGCTTGGCAAGCGGATACCGACACAGCAGCGATACCGGACGAGCTTTTCGTTCTTGGCGTAAAATGGCGCTTTCTTCGCGCTAAAGGTTTTGATTATGCCGAGGAATACAAGAACTACAACGATATGATTATTTCCTTGCTTGGCCGCAATATGGGGGCAAAAATATTGCCTCTTGCTGCACAGGCTCGTGGGCAAGTGCTTATCAATAATTCTCAGATTCCAGACACAGGATTCGGCCAATAATGCTGGCAAGATCAAAGAGCGCGCAAGTAGTCTCTGTCCCCGCCCCTGTAGGCGGTTTAAATGCCCGTGACGGCATTGCAAACATGAGCCCTAATGATGCCGTGGTTATGGAGAATTGGTTTCCTACGCCTTCTAGCGTTGACCTGCGGGGTGGTAGCGAGGATTGGGCAACTGGCATTACTGGCGATGTAAATACTCTTGCGGTCTACAACGGAAATACTGGCAGCAAGCTGTTTGCCGCTGCTGGTGCCAATATCTATGATGCGACCACGATGGGGGCGGTAGGGGCTGCGGTAGTGACAGGGTTAACCTCTGACAAGTGGCAAACCTGTCAAATGGGCAATGTTGGCGGTAGATTCCTGCTAATGTTTAACGGTTCTGACAGTGCGCGATATTATGATGGAACAAGCTGGATAACGGTTACTCTTGGTGGCGGGGCTACGCAGATTAGCGGTGTAAACCCAAACGTTATCATTAACTGCAATATCTACAAAAGACGCTTGTTTTTAGTTGAAAAGGATACCGCTAACGTGTGGTATTTGCCGATTAATAGTATTTATGGCGCTGCCACAAAATTTGATTTGTCGCCAAACCTTCGGCTAGGTGGAACCATTGTGGCTATGGCTACATGGACTGCCGATAATACTAGCGGTGTTAAGGAATATGCAGTATTCATTTCTTCTGCTGGTGAGGTCATTATCTATGAAGGCGCTGACCCTTCTAGCGCTACTGATTGGGCTATTGCTGGTTCTTGTTATATTGGGCGTCCTTCTGGTTACCGCTGCACAGAGAAAGTTGGAACAGACCTTGTAATTCTATGTGCGGATGGCGCATTTCCGCTTTCTAAGGCGCTTACTAGCGATAGCGCGCAAGAGAACGAGTCGATTACTAGCAAAATACAAAAGCTTGTTAGTGATGATATTACGACCTACGGCAATAATTTTGGTTGGCAGGCTAAGCTCTATCCTGACGGAAATAAGTTGATAGTTAACGTACCAAAGCTAGAAGGAACACTAAGCTACCAGTACGTGATGAATATTATTACTGGTGCATGGTGCAAGTTTACAGGCTGGAATGCGTTCTGTTTTGCGGTCATGGGGCAAAGCGCTTTTTATGGCGCGGACGGAAAAGTGGTTAAGTGCGACACCGGAAACAGCGACAACAACGTAGGCATTCAGGCGGTTTGTATTAGCGCATTTAACTACTTTGGCGGCTCTAACGAGAAGCTTTTTACCGCTATTCGGCCTATCATTACCAGCAATGGCGCAATCACTCCTTCGGTTGCGATAAACACTGATTTTGACTTAACTTCGCCAAGTAATGTGGCCGCGTTTAGTAATGTGAATTTTACGCCTTGGTACTCTCCGTGGTACTCGCCATGGTCATCTAGCAATCAAACGCGCAAAGATTGGCAAAGCGTGAACGGTTACGGCTTTACGGGCGCGGTGGCAATGGCTGTTAATAGCAAAAATGCGGATATTAGCTGGCAGTCAACAGACGTGGTTTTTAAGGTTGGGCAGACGTTTTGATTATTATAGATAGCTTTTTGGATTGTTATGATGAGCTAAAAACGCTATCGCTAAAGCCGGATGCTTTTGTTGATACAGTAAGCCCTGTAGATGGTATTATATACCCGCTTATTTGTGCAGAAATACCAGAAATAGCAAAAAGGCAGGTTTTAAAAGGGGTTTATGACCTTCTTGGGTTGCACGAAATCAATTTTATTTTCATGCGCAAAAGTCCGCTAGGCGTTAAGGCTCCGCACTTTGCGCACAACGATTTAAGTATGGGCGACCTTACGCTTATTGTTTATTTAAACGATAGCGATGAATGTGGTACTGTTACGCTTGTACACAAAAAAACAGGTATTTCGCATAACCCAGAGCTTGATGATTTTCAGACAATCGTGTGGGCAGACTGCAATAATATTGATGAATGGGTTATAACGAATAAATGCACAGCAAGGCAGAATAGAGCGGCCCTTATGCCTGCCGGAGAATTTCATGCTGCGCTCCCTGTTGGCGGGTTTGGCATAAATCATGACGCAAGGGTAGCATTAGTCTGTTTTCTTAAAAAGGTGTAACATGGCGATAAGAAAGGCTACCGAAAACGATTTTGGTGTTATTCTTTCTATGTCGGAATTGTTCTGGAAAAGCACTGTCTATGATGAGCCTTTTTGCCCAGATCAAACTATAGTTTCTATTCAAGCCGCATATGATTGTGGTTTACTGGCGGTAGTAGAAAAAGAGGGTGATGTGATCGGATTTTGTGCCGCAGTCATATTTCCTTTGCTGGCTTCAAGCTCTGGTCTTTGTGCTTCTGAATTGGCGTATTTTTTAAAGCCTAGTTCACGCGGCACTGGTGACGGAATCAAGCTAATCAAGTTTATGGAGGCTCTAGCAAAAGATGCCGGAGTTAAATATTTCGTGATGGTTTCGATGCTTTCATCAATGGACGTAGGCGCAATTTATGAGCGCCTCGGCTATAAAAAGAGCGAAGTCAGTTATCTAAAGGTTTTATGATATGGCAGCAATTACCAGTGCGGCTATCGCAGCGGGCGGTGCAGCTTATGCGGCAAACAAAAATTCTAAAACACAAAAAAGCATTGCTAAAACAAATAGCCCCGCAAATCAAGCCAATGCGCAGGCCGCTGCATCAAACACAAATCAATATACCCCTTACGGTTCTAGCGAGTGGAATATCACAGGCCAGAATCCGGATGGCACAAACATATACGAAAACCGACAATCTTTATCCCCAGAAATGCAAAAGCAATTTGATTGGGGTAATAAGAATGCAGAATCTAGTCTCGGTGCGCAGAACAACTACCTTAGCCAGATTAACGAAAACTCTAAAACCCCTCTTTCTGCAAGCAGCCTAAGCGGAAAGATTGATTACGGCACTGGCGCAGACGGAGCCCAGAAATATGCGGATTCGTTAAGTTATGGTGCTGGCAATGCTGCCACAATGAGCGATACCGCACCGATTAATGCCAACACCTATAATGCCAGCACTTATAACGGCAAGGGTTATGACGCTAACACCTACCAAGGCAAGGGTTATGATGCCAATACCTACCAAGGCAAGGGTTATGATGCCAATACCTACCAAGGCAAGGGTTATGATGCCAA